ATAACGCTCTTAGAGCCTTTAGCGAGGTTACAAGGCGCACATAGCGTCTGTAAGTTATCCATGTCGTGCGTACCACCGACCATCCTTGGCACGATGTGATCAACGTGGAGTGCCACATCAGTAGCACCACATGACTGACATGTGTAATTGTCACGTTCAAGTACGCGCTTACGTTGTCGTTTGTATTGACTACTGACTATCTCTTTATGTCTATGCCTTGTCTCTTTAGAGTGAGTCATATCAATACCAATGCTTAGTCTGTTCGTGTTGCCATGCCATACACATAGAGTGATAACGATGGTTGATGTATTTGATAGACCAGTCGATCTGTTGATATGCGTCCATCTTATTCAACCGGACATCCTTGCCTTGAACCATGCCATAACTACCATGATTAGCAGCTACATGAGGATTCCAATGGCTTTCAGCATTGATCAGTAAGACATAACATTCGTATTGCTGGCTTTTGAATATCTTGTTATGAGCATAGAGCTTGTAATTATCTTGCTGATCGATCGTTGTCGAATTGGCATAGCTCTGGCCATTTGATTGAAGGAGCAATAAGGCTATAAAGGCCATTATTGCGATTAATATATTTTTCTTATTTGGTAAGAGTGATCTCTCATTACCTTTATTACGACCCTTGTTGCTGGGTGAGGTAACGATACCCACCATGTCAAGGATTTCCACGCGTAAGACACGCGCATTTTCAAGCATATTTTTATAACGATTTGATAACATTTATTTATCCTTGCCCCAGCCAGTACCGCGGAATACCGCGGCAGTAGCCGTGAAGATTCGCCGCATAGGGGATTGGCAGCATGATGGAGTGGTGAGAGCTTCATTGATTGAAGCCTCGATCTCTACCTGAGAGTTACAAATAGAGCATTGGAAGTCGTAGGCTGGCATTTAGACGCAGTCGCCTTGAATGTCGATGGGATGGGCTGGGTCGAGCTCGATCTTTTCGATCCCATAGGCACCGCAGCCGTGGCAACGAATACAAGCGATACCCTTAGGCATTTCGCCAAATTCGGTGATGATCGTGTATTCGCGGGCTTTCTTACAAATGCGACATCTAAATGTGGGTAACGGCATGGGCGTAATCGCTTTCTAAGAGGTTTTCCATCGGCCGTAGGTCTTGCTGCCTGATCCACCAGTTTTGGTCTCTAGGGTGCCAATAACGCTTGAATTTGGCCGCCTTCACCGGTATCCACCCAGCAAGTGTGTATTCAGGTGATTTGCCCACGACAAGCACCGCAATATCGGTATCCCGATCAGTCTTGTGAATGATGAGATGGCCGTCGATATAACGTGACCATTTAACCTCGATCCGACTAGCTACATCGGCCTCATTTTTAAAGGTGCCATGAGTCGGCTTGAAATCGGTGATGTCGAAGTATTTGGCCGTTGCCATTTCTGATCCCACGGCTTCTGAGAGCTGGGCGATGTATTCGTGATAGTTCAGATGCTTGTCATAGCGTGAGGCATGGTTGGCCACGGAGCCGAGTTCCTTAGCCCTAAGAAACCCGACTTCGTGAGCAGTTACTTCCTCAGCATGACTTAACGTGACGCGTATCAACGACAGTCCGCACATAGCCACAGCACGATTTCGCCGCCATCATCACGAATGGCTTTGCCACCGGTGGAAGCTTTGAATTCATTACAGTCATCGCACATCTCGACGGCTTGGACGCGCCAATGTGCGCCCTTACCGATCTCAACCATGATGCCGTCTTTAATGATCTCGACGTATCCCATTACTGGTACCGCCATTCGCCCGTGGTCTGACTGAGCACCATCCAAATTGGCTCACATTGACTGGCCTTGGATCGCTCACCGCAAACCCAGCCACGGTACGGTTTTCCTTTAACACTTGTGCCTTCACGCAAGATGCGATCGCCATGAGAGCAACGTGGCGTCTCCTGGACTATCGTCGCGCCAAGTCGGTCAGCGAGAAGCTCTACACCTGACGCTAATTGAACGGGCTCAGGCTTTTGAGGTTCGGCGACAAACGCGTCCCAGTCACTAATGATTCCGGTGGTCTTGATCGGCTTAGCATCGTTAGAAGCTGCGGCCACCTTAGTCATTTCCTCACGGCTGGCTCGCTTGCCTTTTGTGGCAAACCCAGCGTTAGCGAGGCTGCGTCCTATTGACGACGTCTCACAGTTTTCGAGTGCCGACGTAGCATTTACGCCGCGATCAGTCACCATTTCAAACGCAAGCCCCGTAGTCCAAGGCTTAGTATCGGCATAGGTGCGGTAAAGGTAGGACTTCACTATGAAGCGATTAGCACTAGCTTCGATGGTTTCCGTCTCGATGCGGCCATCTGGGTACTTCTCCCAAAACTTGGCTAGGCGATCTTCAACAGTCTCGTAATCGGCCAAATTAAACATTGAGGACCTCGATCCCATGGGCATAATCCACTTGGGCGCGAAGGGTAAAGAGTTCGCCTGTTGGCCATTGTTCGATCTCTTGGACGCAACGTCGGCAATAAGAGCGAGTCTGACCTTTTGACTTAGACAGTTCGCTGACAACAGTCACCCAAGCAGGGGACTGGGCTTTGAGATTCCATTGACCATAACGGTCTTTGCCATATTGGGCTTTACAGTAATCGCACCATACGCCCGAAGCTGCTTTAACGATTGGCATGGCGTTCACCGGTGAAAATCGACTTAGCGCGTGTGTAGCCTTCTAAATGACCTGCGTCCTTGCCTTCGATGAATCCGAAGTAAAAGGATGCGATAGGAGTGATAGCGACGAGAATCGCTACCCATAGTGGGATATTCGACATGAGACGTGCCCTTCTCAGGTGTAAGGTCTATCCCAAGGGCACCGCTTTACATAACCTCATTTTTACTTTACATAATATAGACAGACGGATTTTTCGGCGATTAGCCGTATCCGAGAAGTCACCCGCTAGTTAGAGCTAGTGGATTAGGTAAAGCGTATGAAGTTAGGTCTTGCGTAGCCCCCGAGCAGACGGTGTGTCTGTACAGGGTGTACAGGTTCAATTAGGGTAAATCACATGAATTCCCCAGTCAAGCCTGTCGCAAGCGACACGCCGTTTGCTCCTATAAAAAGGGGCACTAAATGAATCCATCAGGCAGAGTAACGATGACGACGACCAGTCAGTCGATGAGCCGACTCCACATCTTCAACCATGGCGAAGATCCACGCGTGGTCAATGAAGGCGATCTCTTGATCGTCTCGGAGAATGGTTTACGCGAGGCCGGTCAAAAGGCTCAGATTGAGTTTGAGCTGACGATCCGTGGTCGAGATATGTTTATTTTCCAAAAGCACGTCGAGAAGGCGATGAAGCTGTGGGATGAAAATAAAGACTGGCTCACTCAGCCAGCAACCCGCATAATCACGCCTAATCTTTCGACCGTGGCGATCCTAGACGGGTTGAGGCGTGAGGCTTAGGCCTTATTGTGGTCTTTGATATGTTCGATCAATAGATTACGGATTTCCCGTACATCTGTACGGATACCGTCTGCGAATCCATTGGAGACAGGTCGGGAGTTTTTCTCGGCCTTAGATGCCTTGATCGCCGCAACACCGGATATGACTGCTGCGGAGATCGTGGCTATGCCGTAGGGCAGGTCTGTCACTTCTTTTCGACGGTGTCGATGGCCGCTTCAGCTGCGTCAGCGACGATGTCTGCTGGCTTCTTGCCTGCGCGATATGAACTGAGTGCGGTCTTAGCAGCTGCGAGAAGTGCTACGCCAAGGCCAGCGAGGATAATTTCTTTCATGTGAGGCTCCTGTACTTAGGCCGAATAACGCATCGGACGAGAGACGGTGCCCTATGTTTTTGCGCGACGCAGTCGCCTTGGCTTTGTGATCCAGCCTTTTTATTGTCATTAGAGGTGTTACCGCCCACCGTCGGGAAAAGCCCCGTCTTAGGATCGATACCGCCAATGGCAATTTCAATATGTTCGCTATGACCCACATGGTCAAAGTCGAATAGGACTATGTCCGTAGCTTGTACGGTCTTAACGTCCACGATGAGGCCAGTCTGCTTTTTAGCCCATTCTTCAATAGCTATACAGGATGGCGAATTAAGAATCGCCGACATTTGTCCAGACATGGCCAACACCCAGTTTACGAAATCTGCGCACCATGACTCAGGTGGACGATGGAAATAGGCCGAATATTTATTGGCATTGTTCGCGCCTTCAATGTATCCAACCTCTTTGAGAGCTACATCAACTATTGATGGCATTTTGTTTCGCAGTATGTTCAGAGTTGTCGCAATTCCAATAGGGTTCTACTGGGTCTAAGGTAGCTTCTCGATGACATTGAGGCGGTATAAAAATATCACGATCTGACAAATAGGGATAACCTACTGCCGCGAAATTACCGCGAATCGTGCCGTTATAAGATGTTTTAATCCATTCGCCACCTAGATTATCGATTAACCATTGATAACCTTCGTCGCCAGCAGGATCATTGTTGTCTCCAACCAATACGCGAATTACCAAATTGTTTTTATCAATTTCTGCCCAATGCGACACTATTACACCGCCGATTTCAAATAACGGACGATGACAATTCCTGAACCGCCTGCGCCGCCCACATATCCTGTTGGGTAGTTATAAAGAGCTCCACCGCCACCGCCGCCTCCACCGGTGTTTGCCGTGCCATCGACGGCTTGCGAAGATGAACCACCTGCGCCACCACCTGAACCGCCGCCTCCAACTGCCAAAATATCGCACGAAATGGCAGCACCGTTAACGGTTAATGTCCCGCTGCTGGT